TGGGTAGCAAAAGATAATTTAAGAGTATATAACTACTGTACATCTTGCAAATAATATTATAAAATATAGCCTATGGCATCAAATAGAATTGTAATCTGTGACAGGTGCAATAAAGAGATCGAGGTTCGATCAGACTTTGCACATATCACTTTATCTAATCACTATAAAACTTGTAAATAATTAAAAAGGCGGGAATTTAGAAATCATTCTTTGCTACAATTAAGCCATATGATCCTCATTGCAGGTAATATACTAGGATGAAAGCTGAAAAGCTCTCTATAGCCCGCCAGAAGGCTTATTTGGCGTCTTACATTAGAGACCTAAAGGAAAAATCTCCTTGTTTAGATTGTGGAGAGTATTATCCATATTATGTGATGGACTTTGATCATGTTCGTGGCAAGAAGCATAAGAATGTTATGGAGCTTATTCCTACCCTCTCCAAAAAGAAAATAGATGAAGAGATAGCTAAGTGTGAGATTGTATGTTCTAATTGCCACCGCATCCGCACCCATCTCCGTAAAAATCAGAAACGAGTATCATAATGATAAACAATAAAAAGCAGTTGACTAGAATAGCTTCTGGAATATTGGTGCTATATCTGGTGATGTGGTCTTTAATTATATTAAGCTAAATCGGACATATTCTGGGATTTTCGAGAGTATCTCGTAAAGGCAGAAATTGGCCCATTGTTTCATGTGAAACATTAGCTTCTATTTCGGCGGCACTTTTTTCGGCGCAATTTTTTTCAAAAGGCACTATAAAAACAATATACGGGTAGCCTGCCCCCTATTAAACGAAAAACCCATTCGGAGGCGGATCCAAATGGGTTTCGCTGCGCCTAAGCGCAAGCACGGAGAGCAAAATTGGTGGAATGCTACAATCCGTGCAAGATTATTATCACATAGGCAATTTTCTAAGTCAAGAGTTTTCTTGATCAGATGGTGTAAAAGATGGGGTAGGTCCTAGTAGGTATCCTTGGTTATGATATTCAACCATCTTAGCTGTATCATCTGGCCCTACCAGCTTATTTGAAATTAGGGTAAGCAAATCATATATCCTATGGAGCATGATGTAATTAACCATAGGAAGGTTATCTTCTAAATTTTGTGGTTGTTCCTGCTCAGACATTAGGTCGTCCTAGATCTTCCCAGAATATCTCTCTACCCATAGCGTCTTTTTCAGATATTTGACCTGATTCAAAAACTGGATTTACGGGAGCCCCTAAATTTTCTGGACTTGGAACTTCTTCCATAGCTCCAGAACTCCAAGGTTGATAACCTCCGCCTACAAGATTTGGACCTATGACAAGGTCTTTATGTTCATCACATCGATTGTAGAAATCTACACAAGCACATTCTTCCATTATTTTCCCGCTTCATTTACCACGCCCAGAAGGTTTTCGTAAACCTCTATACCCATAATATTTTTATAGGCACATGAAAGGCAGTATAGGTATATATTATCATTTGTGTCAATATTAGGCATCAGAAAGCCCTGATCCATTGGACATTCAAGTCTTGGAACAAGGCCCTCTTCTGACAAAGCTATATATTTAGATACAGTTTGTATCTTTCCCAATATCGCTCCTTAGTACTTAGGAAACTCTACTATGAGCTCCCTGGCCTTTCCTATTGAGTTAGGCCAAGATGACCAATCTTTTCCGCCTTTGGTCATATGATACGTTATCTCTGCGTTAGTTACTGGATCAAATAATTCCTTATTTGAAACTAATTCGAATTTATCTTTACGATCTATGCCAAGTTCCCCTAGCATGTTGATCTGAAAAATTCCGTAAGATTTATCTCCAGTTCGACGGTTGTCGTTTAGAGCCATTGGTCTCCCATTTGACTCTACCCTAGCAACAGCCCAAGCTGTCTTTAAAGCAGTTCCCTCAAAACCTACAGCCCATAGTAAATCTTTTAAATCTTCAGGTGCAAGCATTTCTGAGTGCTTATAAGTGTCATTACTGAACTTATCTATTATTTCTCTCTTTAGTTGTCTTTCAGTTTTCTCTACCTTTACAGGTAGTTGTGTTAAAGCTTGAGTTGCTATTGGCCCAGGCTGGACAGTAAACAGGAATAATGTTATCATTCCTATATAAGACCAGTTATGAGCAACATCGCTCAAGCGTTCTTTGATTCTCTCCATTGGCATTTCCTCCTCTAGAGATAACGAACTATAATAGTAGCATTGGCGGTAAGTTACTGTCAAGTCAGTTGACTAGGAAAATTGATGCATATTTCATATTACACAATACGGGCAGGCTTAAATCCAGCTGTCGGATTTGGATATGCAGGCCAAAATATTGTTCGTACCCTTCAAGAATTGGGACATAAAGTAGATTTTGCAAACCCTAAAGCTCCAGTTCAGATAAACTTTACACAACCCCACCACTATAAATTACATAAAGATCAATATCAAATTGGATACACTCCTTGGGAATCTACAGGTATTAGGGATGAGTGGAAAACTAGAATGAATCTCTGTGATGAGATTTGGGCAACATCTGATTGGACGGCAGATGTATATAGAAATAATCAAATAACTAAACCAATCTATGTTTATCCACATGGAATAGAATCTATATGGAAGCCATATAAAAGAGTTGTTAATGATGGGCCTATAAAATTTTTACATATAGGAGAACCTTCTCCAAGAAAAGATGGACAATTAGTTGCAGATACTTTTATAAAACTTTTTGGAAATAATCCAGATTATCATTTAACCATTAAAGCACACAATAGTCATATGATCAGAATGTATGATAAACGTGGTCAATTAGTTACACCAGAAAAAATATGTGACAATATAGAGATTATTACAGAAGAATATACTTTAGAGAATTTAGTTAATCTTTATCACCGCCACCATGTTCTTGTATATCCTAGTTGGGGTGAAGGATTTGGATTTATTCCGTTACAAGGTTTAGCAACTGGTATGCCAGTTATCTCAACATATGATTGGGCACATTACAAAGAATTTCTAGGACCCCTAAATCTAAAGTCGAGACTTACAGATGCAGAGACAGAAGGAGTTCCTAAAGCGGTAGGAGATTCTCATCTTGGAAGTTTTTATAAACCAGATGCAGGACATTTAGAAGACTTAATGGTATTTGCTGCTATTAATTATAAAGGTTTATCTAATTATTACTATACTCAGTCGACTGAAATCCATAATAAATATAATTGGATTGAGTTGACTAAGAATGCTTTTAAACATTTAGAAGAAAAATTCTAAAACCCCTTCCCACGCTAAATAAAGTTTGGTAGAATTGGTATCTCACTCAAAAAACTAATATTACCCCGCAAGGCGGAGAAGGAAGTTTATATGTCAAAGACTATTGAAAACCCATACGAAAATTTTATTGCATTGTCAAGATATGCAAGATGGTTGCAGGAAGATAACCGTCGTGAAACATGGGGTGAAACAGTAGATCGATATTTTAGTTATATGCTATCTCATCTTGAATCATATAATTACTTCCCAGATAAAAAAGTTGTTGAAGAACTAAAACAAGCAGTATATGACAGAAATGTAATGCCATCTATGAGAGCTGTCATGACTGCTGGTGCAGCATTAGATAGAGATCATGTTGCAGGATATAACTGCTCATTTGTACCAGTAGATAGTCCACGTTCTTTTGACGAAACAATGTATATCCTAATGTGTGGAACTGGAGTCGGCTTCTCAGTTGAATATAAATATGTTAATAAATTACCTGCCGTTCCAGAATCTTTTGAAAAATCAACAACTGTAATTGTTGTAGAAGATTCAAAGAATGGTTGGGCAAAATCCTACCGAGAACTTCTTGCTATGCTTTGGGCGGGACAGATTCCATCAATTGATGTTTCTAAACTGCGTCCAGCTGGAGCAAGATTAAAAACCATGGGAGGCCGTTCTTCAGGACCACAGCCATTAGTAAACCTTTTTGATTTTACTATTGCAAAGTTTAAATCAGCAGCAGGTCGTCAATTGAAGCCTATTGAGGCTCATGATATTATGTGTAAGATTGGTGAAGTTGTAGTTGTTGGTGGAGTCCGCAGATCTGCAATGATTTCTCTGTCTAATATTAATGACATTGAAATGGCATCAGCTAAATCAGGTAACTGGTGGGAAAACAATTCACAACGTGCTTTATCAAATAATTCAGTTGCATATTCTCGTAAGCCAGAAATGGAACAGTTTATTGCAGAATGGAAAAACCTATATGACTCAAAATCTGGTGAGCGTGGCATATACAATGTTGCCGCTGCTCAAAAACAAGCAGCGAGGTGGGGAAGAAGAGACCCTGAAGTCCACTACGGAACTAACCCATGCTCAGAAATTATCCTACGACCTTATCAGTTTTGTAATTTATCCGAAGTGGTAATTCGTGAAAGCGATACTCTAGAGGATATTTCAAATAAGGTTAAACTAGCTACTATTCTTGGTACATGGCAATCTACACTTACAGATTTCAAGTATTTGCGTAAAATCTGGAAAGACAACACAGAAGAGGAAAGACTGCTAGGGGTATCTCTAACTGGACAATTTGGACATAAGTTCATGTCTGGAAAAGAAGACCTAAATGCTTTATCTGATTTTCTTGAGAAGGCTAGAGAATTAGCCAGAGAGACAAATAAAACAGAGGCTGCAAATATCGGCATTAATGAGTCTGCAGCAATTACATGCGTAAAACCTTCTGGAACCGTATCTCAATTAGTTGGAGTATCTTCTGGAATGCATCCATGGCATTCTCAATATTATATCCGTACAGTTCGTGGAGACAAAAAAGATCCACTATCAACATTTTTAAAAGAAGTCGGAATTCCATGTGAAGATGACTTCATGAAGCCAAATGATACTCAAGTATTTTCATTTCCAGTAAAAGCTCCAGAGGGTGCTATATTGAGAAATGATCTTACTGCTATTGAGCATTTAAATACATGGCTTGTATATCAAAGATCATGGTGCGAACATAAGCCATCTATTACTGTATCTGTAAAAGAAGATGAATGGATGGAAGTGGGTGCTTGGGTGTATAAGCATTTTGATGAAGTATCTGGAATTTCATTTCTGCCACATTCAGACCATTCATATAAGCAAGCTCCTTATCAAGAGGTAACAGAGACAGAGTACCTAGAACTTCTTGCAAAGATGCCATCTAGTATTCGTTGGGAAGATTTATCTTTCTACGAAACAGAAGATGGAACTAGCGGAACCCAAACTCTTGCTTGTACTTCCGATGGAAATTGTGAGATTGTAGACATTTTCGCCTAAAAGGTATATAATAAAGATTGGGGGCAACCCCAAAATTCCTGGGCACAAGGCCCAGAAATAAGGAGGATCTAACTTGGCAACAATCAAAGAAGATCTAAACAATGATGGAAAGGTAACAATGCAGGAAAAAATTCTAGCAGCGTTAGCAAGCTATGGTCGTCACTTTCTAGGTGCCGCCATTGCTCTTTACATGACTGGAAATACTGACCCAGGAGATTTAATTAAGGGTGGTATTGCAGCTTGTCTACCAGTTATTTTGAAGGCATTAAATCCAAACGAGTCTTCATTCGGCTTCACAAAAAAGTAAAAACTTAATAATAGATTAGGACGGCTCCTATGCTAAAATGGGCATAGGAGTTTTCCTATTTTAGGAGATTTTAGCAAATGGCAGCACAAAAGAATTTCGAAGTGGATCAAAATACCACCTTCACATTTATTGTCGAATATAAAGACGACAATGATCTACCCATTGATTTAACTGGTTCAACTGCAAAGTTACAAGTTAGAGATACAAAGGGTGGAACAAAATTAGCATTTACTCTAACATCCCCTTCAGGCGGAATTACAATTGACGGACCTAATGGTAAAGTCACTTGTAAAATGACTCCTACTCAAACAAATAAATTATTTTACCCAAAGTCATCTTATGATCTAATGGTAACCGATACCAATTTAAATAAGATAAAACTTCTTGAGGGTTTTCTGACTTTGAGTAGATCGGTCACAATATAATGCCAGAGACAATTAAGGTAATAGAGCAAAAAAATAAAGTTGTTATTGCTTCCCCTGGTCCGCAAGGTCCTAGAGGTAGAACAATTCTCAATGGGTCTGCTGCACCCTCCAATAATCTTGGACTTGAAGGCGACTTTTATTTCAATACGACCACAAACGAATTCTATGGGCCAAAGCTTTCAGACACAACCTGGGCTGGGGCCAATATAATTGACCTAGTAACAAAAGAAGATATAGCTTTCGTATACTCTTGGGAGCTAGTACAGGTCAGTGGTCCAACAAATGGACTATATTCAATAGTTATAAATCATAACCTTGGATTCTCCCCTGCCGTTACCGTTAAATCGAGCAATGGAGATGTATTGGAAACTGGAATAGATTATAATAGTCTTAATACTTTAACACTGACAATGGCTCAACCGTTTTCAGGGACAGCGTACCTGTCTTAAGGAGCATAGCAAATGGCAAGAAAATTTTTAGTTAGCCTTGATCTTAACCAGAACGAGTTAATCAAAGCTAGAATACATCACAACTCTGGACCAGTATCTAATCCAGTAACTGGACAGATTTACTACGATACATCGAATAACACGATGTACTACTACAATGGCTTAACGGCACCAAATGGTCCGTGGATGCCAATGTCTGGATCTACAGAGGTAGTCCAGGATATTATTGGTTCTTCCGTAATAGGCGGAACAGGTCTCACAGCAACTTATGACGATAATGCTGGAACCACAACAATCGATTTAGACAATACTACAGTAACAGCTGGTTCATACGGTTCCGCAACTGCAATTCCAACATTCACAGTTGACGCACAAGGTCGTTTGACTGCAGCGGGAACAGTAAGCGTTGCTACAACACTAACTGTTGGATCAGATAACGTAGAAACATATGGCGTAAATCTTCTAACTGATACATTAAAAGTAGTTGGTGGCGAAGGTATAGATGCAGTTGTAACAGATAATACCACTACAACAACAATTACAATTTCTGGAGAAGATGCTACTTCTGAAAACAAAGGTATTGCAAGCTTTGATGCAACAGATTTTACAGTTACATCTGGCAACGTAGTCTTAAATACAGAACGTGTTCAAGATATTGTTGGCGGAATGGTGGATTCAAATACAGAGTCTGGCATTTCAGTAACATACGATGACGATGCAGGTAAATTAAACTTTAACGTAAATGATCCAACCATCACCTTGTCTGGTGAGGTAACTGGTTCTGCCACAATGACAGATCTTGGTAACGTAACAATTACCACGACTATCTCAGCAAACTCAGTAGAACTTGGAACAGATACAACAGGAAACTATGTAGCAAGCGTTACTGGTACTCCTAATGAAATCGAGGTTTCAGGAACTGGTGAAGGTGCAGCTGTAACAGTTGGTCTTCCAAATGATGTTCAAATTACTGGAAACCTTCAAGTTGGCGGTAACTTAAATGTTACAGGATCAATCAATGCAGTAAATACTACACAAATTAATATTGAGGATAATAAGATTAACCTCAATAGCAATGCTACTGGAACCCCAGTAGCGGATGCTGGAATCCGTGTTGAGCGTGGAGATTCGGCTGACGTAGAAATTCTATGGAAAGAAAATGCTGATCAATGGCAATTGTCCAATGACGGTACCAACTACCATGCGATTTCAAGAAAGTATGTAGAGACACTTGCCACATCTGCAACTTCTTATACCGTCACTCACAATCTAGGAACGGCTGATGTTTTGGTACAAGTATCTGAAACAGCATCTCCATACGCCAAAGTCGAAACGGATGTAGAGTTAACTTCTACTTCAGCAGTTACAATTAAATTTGCGACTGCGCCTTCAGCAGGAGAATATAAAGTCGTAGTTATTGGATAATTAAATGTCCAGAAAATTTAAAGTCCCACTAAATCTCGTAGGACTTACCAGCGATCCAGGATCTGCCACAAATGGTGATCTTTACTTTAATACATCTTCTAATAAAGTAAGATACTATACACAAAATACTTGGCAAGATCTTGGCGCTGCCGCTGGCGGAGCAACAGTAGAAGTAAGCACAACAATCCCAGCAACAGCAACCGAAGGTAAACTTTGGTATGACAATGATGATGCTCATCTTTATGTTTATGATGGCACATACTGGGTTGAAGTTTCTTTAGGTCCAGTAGGACCACAAGGACCACAGGGACCAGCAGGACCAACTGGAGCAACTGGACCAGCAGGACCAACTGGAGCAACTGGAGCAATTGGTCCTCAAGGACCTGCAGGATCAAGCACCCCAGGTCCTGGAGTATCAAGCGGCGGAACTACTGGACAATATTTAGTAAAATCTTCAAACAATGATTACGAAACAACCTGGTCTACATTACCAGCAGCATCTTTAACGTCTACAGATATATCTTATCTAACTGGTGCAACATCTAATTTACAAACACAGATAAATACTATATCAACAAACCTTGGAAATACTTTAGATGACTATGTACCAATAGGCGATGTTGGGCAGCCAGACGGAGTAGCCTCTCTTGATTCGACAGGTAAAATTCCAATTGCTCAGCTTGGTAATCTTATAGACGGAGCACCTGCTGCTTTAGATACATTAAATGAGTTGGCGGCAGCAATCAATGATGACTCATCATATGCATCTACAATAACAAATGCTCTTGCTCTTAAAGCCCCTCTAGCAAGCCCTACATTTACAGGCACAGTAACAATTCCTTCAGGCGCAAGCATCTCAGGATTTGCCCCCCTTAATTCTCCTACATTTACAGGTACTGTAATATTGCCTAACTCTACAGTTACAAATGCTATGCTAGCAAACTCTGCAATTACTATTAATGGCTCAGCAGTATCTCTTGGCGGATCAACAACTATAGCTGCAGGACTTTCTCCAGTAGCCGTATCAACTAATATAACCATGGTAAAAAATACTAGATATTTTGTTGATACTACAGCAGATTTAACATTAACTTTACCAGCCACCCCAAGCCTTGGCGATGAAATAGAATTATACGATGCGGCAAATAATGCTTTTACTAATGACGTAGTCATTCTAAGAAATGGTGAAAAAATAAACGGGCTAACTGAAGATGCAGCCCTAGATATAAACGGATTTACGGTATCATTTATATACACTGGATCTACATATGGTTGGAGGATGAAATAATGGTACTTAAGCTATCTGGAACACAACCACAAGGGCCTAAGCATTTAGAGACCCTTGAAAATAAGACTGTAGACGGAACACAAAATACAGTAAGAGTAAATAGAGGAACTTCTGCCAATAGACCACTATTTCCAATTATTGGAGAGTTATATTTTGATACAACTTTAAATAAATTAATTCAATATTTTTCAACGGGATGGGATAAAGTATCTCCAGATCCTGCTCCTGAAATAATTAGTATATCTCCAACAACCGCATCTACTATAGGAACAACAATTAATATTACTGGACTTAATTTTAGATCAGGGGCAACAGTTCAATTTATTGGAACTAATTCAACATCTTATAATTCACCAGTTGTGACTTTTGTTAGCCAGACAAGTATTACCGCTACAACCCCAGCACTATCCGTATCTTTTGAACCGTATGATATTAAAGTTATAAATGACGATAATAAATTTTCAATATTAGAAAATGCTTTAGATGCTGGTGGAACTCCTGTATGGAACACCCCATCTGGAAATATTGCCACAATAGCAGAATTAACATCTTTAAACGCATCCGTATCTGCAACAGATCCAGATGGTACTTCAATAGTTTATTCTTCAATAAATTTACCAACTGCTACTCCTACGCCAGTAACGTATCAAGTAACAAATAGCGGATCAGGAGCATACTTAATTGATGGAGTTTCAAATGGATCTATTACATTAACCCGTGGCGGTACATATACATTTAACGTAAATGCATCAGGTCACCCTTTTTATATTCAAACTACTGGCAATGGATATAATTCAAACAATGTTTATTCAACAGGAGTAACTGGAGCGGGAACACAAGTTGGAACCGTTACGTTTGTAGTCCCTAATAATGCACCAGATACTTTATTTTATCAATGTCAATATCATTCATCAATGTATGGTCAAATAAATATAATTAGTGCATCTCCATGGATTTCTTTAAATTCATCAACAGGAGCACTTACTGGCACAGCCCCAGAAATAGAATCAGACACAAACTACACTTTTGATATCACAGCATCAGATGGGGTAAATAGTTCATCTAGATCTTTTAGCATTTTGTCTACAAATATTCTACTTGGAGATTATGAATCTATTGCAAGCACAACTTTAACATCTTCTCAAGCAGCAATTTCATTCAATTCAATTCCACAAGATTATAAACATTTACAAATAAGGTGGGTAGGAGCAACAGTAGGCGGAGATTATATGTATATAAAGAGTAATATTTCTCCAACAAAAGTTTCAAGAATGGCCCTTTTAGGAACAACTATTTATAATGCAGCAAACTATGATAGCGATGCTACATATGGAACCGAAATGTGGTTTGGTGGAATTGATGTAAGCGAACCAGCAAGCGGAATAATAGATATTTTAGATTATTCAAATACAACAAAAGTAAAGCAGGCGAAAATACTTCTTGTAAGGCCACATTCAACTGGACCATATAACAGCCTAATAACTTTAATAAATCAATTTGGATCTTCTACTTCAGCTATAAATTCTATTACGTTTCAGTCTAAACCTTCGTACCCACTTTGTGCGGGAACTACTGTATCATTATATGGAATAAAGGGGTAACCTATGCCAACAGGAACATATGAACCAATAGCAACATTTAGTCCAACAAGTGGGACTTCATATACTTTTAGCTCAATTCCTCAAAATTATACAGATTTAGTATTATCTGGATCAATAAAAACGAGTGGAACTGGAACAGCTTATTTACAATTAAATGGTATTGGCAGTAGTTATGATTGGTCTTATTTAAATAGAACTGGTGGAACAAACAGCAATGATCAAGTTGGAGCTATAGAAATAGGAGATGTTTTATCTACTTCTCTAGGGTCATTTCATTTAAATATTAATAATTATTCAGCTACAACATTATTAAACAAGTGTGTTATTGGATATCATGGGTGGGGAAGCGGAATGTACTATCTTGGGGCAGGATTAAGAACATCAAATGCTATAACATCAATAACAATATATACAAGTGGTCCAAGCTTTACAAGCCCTTCTAAATTAACATTATACGGAATTAGGAAGTTTACATAATATGGCAAATACATTTAGTTTAATTTCTTCATACACAGTATCTGGTAGTTCTACAAATCAGGTAACATTTAACCCAATAC